CGAAAAGGCTTTTCTTCAGTAGCATTAGAGCAAATATCTCATATTGCTAGAGAATTTAATCCTATGTTATGGAAATTAGTAAAGATGAAACCTAAATGGGGTATAGATCTTTCTATAGATTATGTTTCTGAAGATGCAGTATTTGAAGTATTTCATTATGAATGGGATTCTTTTGATTACAATGCAGTACAAGAAAAAAAAGAAGAATTAGAGCAATTTGTCATACATAAAGACTGGGATGATATTGCTAATTTGTTATGGAATAGAAAAAGTGAATGGTTATACTTAGATTTCTTTGAGCAAACTAAATGGCGTACTGATTTTTTCGGACTTTCACCGGAAAAATTTAAAAATGTTATTTGGGAAGAATAATCTATTTATTTATATACGTATATAAAGAATTAAGACATGACTTATAAAGAAATAAAAGATCGTCTTTCTAAATGTGAATTGACACTTCAGAACATAAAAGACGGATCATATTCTAACTTATCTGCTGATAAAGCAAAAATACAAATACAAAAACTTAATACTTTAAAAGAATCTTTAGAAAAACAGCTAAAAGAAGCTAGTACTGGTGATAATGTAATTATTACTACAAAAAGAGGAGAAACAAAAGTAGCTACTGG